TTAAAGGACAATCTGGTTGGATTAATGGTGGCGGTTCTTCTGATACTTCCCGTTTACACTTTCCATCTGAAGTTATGTACACTGGCTGGAACTCTGGTTCCGACGGTATTGGTGATGCAGCAGCTGGCGAATATAGAGGATACTTTGCTTGGGCTTCTACATATCGTTACGTGACATGGTCTAACTCATCTTGGTCTGGCACTGGAGCTTGGGGTGGTTGGAGTCGCGATGGTCACTGTAAGATTCAGTCGACTAAATGGGGTCACCACTATATTGGTAACGGATCCAACGTTACACTTGGTAAATCTAAATTCAGAGACTCTGATGGGGTAACGTTATCCAACTATAATAAAGTGCGTTCTTATGGCGAAGACAACGTCGAAGAAGGTCAAGACTGGGGTTATATCATGGGACACTATGATGGTCAACAAAATAACCATTGTATTAAACAAGATCACTCCACCGATGTTGAAATAACAATGGGTGCTGCTTGTATGCCGAAAGGTCACTATGGTCTCTCTTCTGGCGCATGTTCAACTGCCGCAGCGACCGTAACTGCAGCTGGCGTAGGAATGTAAAATGGCATTTTATAAAGCAAACGCTTTATTACGAGCTGTCCCAACGACAAACTTCGTTGGGGCTAAACTTGCTTCTAATGGCACTACGACTTCTGGTGTTGGTAATTATTTCTGGAACTATCCTGGAAATACAAATACAGGTTCTGGTTCTCCAGACAACTCCCAGTGGTTATACCGTTCTATATATACCCATGGTTACCTAGCTGGAGGGTATAAGGGGTATAATCCATGGCGTTCTTTAAACAAAATGTGGCACGCCACTGAAGTTACAATGTATTGTGGAGAACAATTACATGCAGTTGCTTCTTATACTAAGGGTATTTGGTCTGATTACAACGCTTATATTGTAGCTCATGGAAACCCTGCCACTTATGCTCAATCAGCTTCGCAATTAGCATCATATAGCTTATTTAATGGAAGTCTAAGAATGTCAACTGGAGATGGTTTTTCATCTTCTGGCGTTTCTTATGGATATGAGGGTCATGACCCAAAGAACGAAGGTCTTGGTTATGGTACTGCTGGATATGGTTCTCACGTTGGTGGCATGGCCATGAGCGTTTCGCGTTCAGATAACGGTGGAGCCAATGACATTAAAGGTCAATCTGGATGGTTAGTTGGTGGAGGATCGTCAACAACAAATAGAATGCACTTTCCATCGGAAGTTATGTATGCTGGTTATGACTCTGGAGATTCTGGCATCTGTGATGGAGCCTCAGGGGAAACTCGCGGATGGTTTGCTTGGACTTCTGCATATAGATATGTAACATGGTCTAACTCTTCATGGACTTCTGGATGGGGTACTGGTGGGGGTTGGTCGCGTGGTGACTATCAATGTAAGATTATGAGTTCAAAATATGGTTGGCATTACATTGGAACAAGTTCTAACGTGACACTACCAAAAGCTAGATTTAGTGATTCTACAGGAGCGACGCTGGCAACGTTTAATAAAGTTAGAGCATATGGCGAAGACAATTGTATGATGGGGCAAGATAACGGTTATGTTCTTGGTCACTATGACGGTCAGCAAAACAATCATACAATTAGACAGTCGTATAGTACAGATTCAGAAGTCACTCTTGGTTCTACTGCGCAGCCAAAGGGTCACTATGGCCAATCTTCTGGTGCGTGCTCAACTGCAGCTATGAACGTTTGTTCAAACAGTCCAGTATCTTTCTAATAAATAAAATAAAAGTTTAGGAACAAGTAATGAAATATATCATCACTAAAACAGAACCGTTCAAAAAATACTTTGGTATGGGTGTGGAAGACATCTCTTTATATTGTAGAGATTTGTATTCTATGTTTGATGTCTCTTGTATCGAAATATCAGAGCCATTATTCGATACATTATACCCAATAATTCCAGCAGGGTATGAAGAAATCACTCAAGATGAAGCCCTATTTGGCAGTAATTTCTTTGGTGAAATTCGCGATAAAGTAAAGGTTTTAAACCCATCTTCTCCAATGGCAGACACTATGGCTCTCCCAGAAAGCGAGAAGGTTCAGATTGACATGACTGGTGAGATTAGACAGCATGTAGTTTCTTTCATGTATCGCTTCGCTAAAGAGTTAATCGAAGACGAATATAACTATCGCTTCAGAATGATGAGAAAGACTTCTGACTTGGAAGCTGCTTCTTGGGAAATTCAAAAAGCTGAAGCCAAAGAGTGGCTAGAATATAAAGGCGCAGATGGGCACGCAACCCCATTCTTAGACTATCTTTCTGAAGAACACGGTATCTCTAAAGATGAGTTGTCTACAAAAATTATTCAGAAAAGTGAAGAATGGAATGATAGCCTATCAAAAATGTTAGCTGAATCCCAGAAACTGATCAAACAATTTAAACAAGCTACTGACGTCAAACAAATGAACGTGTTATATGAGAAGTATTTCGGCGTGATGATGCCTATTTCTCAAGCGCAAGAACTTGGACTTTCTGATGAGTTTGGTAATCGTATTTTCAAGGATGAAAACGGCGAGACTAAATATGAAGTGGTTAACCCTTATCTTGGACATAAATTTAATTTTTAACTGAAAGTGAAACATGAGTGAATTGATAACAGCAAGTAAAGTATATGATATCGTCAAACCAGATAGCAAAGTTGTATCTGACCTTAAACTAGACGACAAGGGTATGAAGATTGTGATTGGCGCTCTTAATATGAGCAGCAATCAATCTGAATATCAGAACCAACATTTTGTTACAGCGTCACAACTAACACCGTACAGAATGTTGAAACAATGTATGCTTGAGATTGAATCAAGACATCATTCTTGGTACAACGTTAAAAATAAACACAAGCGTAAACTTGTTGAAATCCAAATTGCTAAAAGAGAACTTGAAGGTACACGCGATCCATTAACTAAGCAATTGATTGAAATTGACATTGAAGATATGGAAAATGATTGCCGTATCTGGGAACGTAAGTTAATGCAAGCTGAAGATGAGATGCTTGGCTTCATTAATCAAGTTAAGCAAATCGCTGGTGATGATGAAGAACTTTTGAATAAAGCCTTCACATACGACCACGAAGAAGAGCGTCAGTACTGGGTTACTCGTATGGCCAAGCAAGCTGCTATGGATATGGTATCTTATGGTCGTATCGGTACTGGTAATATGGACTCTATCGCTATGATGCCAGAAGAAGACCAAATTCTAACTTTGGCAACAACTCTTCAATACAACGAACGTCTAATGGGTGGTTTGAATCAAATCAGCCAAGCTGTTAGCCAAGGTTTGTTAGAAAACAAAGAACACTTACCACAATTCGATGTACCGAAGGTAACTGATAAATTATTAGCAACTGAGTTCTTAAAGAAACATGTTCAGCATACCCCTGAATCCAAAGTTAAACCAGAGTCAATTTAATCAGTTCTTAAGTTTTGCTAAACGTCATAAGCATTTGATTTATGACGTTTACTTTACTTGCAGGATAGCACCTTTTGATCAAGACGCCATGGGGGACGTTTTTATTAACGACCCCCAAGACATGATTGAAAATGCGTTGATTATTCAAAATGAACTTGGTATCAAAGTATCAGCCACGTTTAATAATCTAGAGGTCAGACCAGACCAAACTAATTTAGATTTGTGGGTTGAAAACTTCAAACCTTTATATGATCGCGGGATTCGTTCTTGCACTTTACCACATACTCATTGGGTTCTAACTGGTAAAATACAGAAAGAGTTTCCTGAACTTCATATAAAGAACACTATTCTCCGAAACTTAAATACAGCAGGTCAAGTTGCTAAAGCAGCTGAATCTGGTTTTCATTACATCAATATTGACCGAGCTCTAATGAGAGATACGGATACACTAGAACGTATTCGTCAAGTCAAAGAGAAGTATGGTGTTAAGATTGCTTTGTTGGCAAACGAAGGTTGTTTGGGTAATTGCCCTGTAATGGAAGAACACTTCCAGTTTAACAACACTCGTAAAGATGGACCACAGTATTTTACTGACCCTATTTCTAGAATCTCTTGCCCTAAATGGGACGTGCTAGAACCTGCTTCTTCTCTAAAATCAGCAACCCTTCCACCTTGGAGGGAAGACTGGGAAGAGATGTTTAAGTATGTTGACGTGTTAAAGATGCACGGGCGAGAATCTGTTATTCAAATGTTCTCAACCATGAATATCATTGAAAGATATGCGCGTGGTGAGGAAATATTATTCGACGAGTTTAACGATTATCTGCAAGATAAAAACTTAGAGGGTAAGCCAATTGAAGCGTGGCGTAAGTTTATCAAGAACTGTAAGTTTGATTGTTGGGATTGTAACAAATGCGACAAGTTGTTTGAAGCTAAGAATAAGAACCCTACTTCGGAAAAGGTTATCAAACTTGTAAAGACTTTAGCATTTCACGACAATGAGGTCAAACCTGAGGTTGATGTAGAAGGGCTTTCTTCTAGAAGGCTGCAAAACCTTTTAACTCATATTGGTGATATTTCATCGAAGTATCTAGAAGTTGGTTCTTATCTTGGCGCTTCTGGTGCCGCAGTTCTTAGATCTTCTTCTGTTGAAGAAGCTACCTTTGTCGATCATTGGAAAGATCAAGTACAACCAGCTAATGGCGATACTCTCCCGTCCAATAATAAACAGAAGTTTATCGAGAACATCAGAAAATATAAAGCAGACAGAAACCTAAAGGTATTTGATTGTGATATGCTTTCCGTTGATAAATCTGATCTAAAAGATATTGATTTCTTTTTCTACGATGGCGCTCATGATTTCCAGTCTACTTCTGATGCAATTAGATACTATGCAAGTTCTCTTGCAAATGAATCTATTATTATGATAGACGACGCTAACTGGGAAGGTGTGGTAAGCGGAGCAGAAGACGGTATCCAAAAAGCTGGGCTTGAGGTTCTATTCAAGAAGATATGGCTAAATAATCAAGAATCTAAAGAACAATGGTGGAATGGATTCTTTATCGCAGTTGTAAAAAAGAATAAATAGTAGGATACAACTTAGGACAAAACCATGGCTGTCGCTACAAGAGAACAATTAAAACAATATGCGCTGAGAGCACTAGGTGCTCCAGTCTTAGAGATCAACGTGGACGATGTTCAGTTGGAAGACCGTTTAGACGAAGCGTTAGAATATTGGAATCTATACCACTACGAGGGTGTAGAACAGATGTACTTGAAACATCGTATTCGCGCTTCTACCTTAAACCTTCAGTCCAATAATGGTACAGACTTTGTTGTTGCGGAAGTTATCACAGGTGCAACTTCTGGAGCGCAAGCTAAGGTTATCCTAGAATCTGGTAGCCAACCAGTTAACGGTAGCATCTATGTGCGAAATGTAACTGGTACGTTTGTTGCTGGTGAAACCATCAACGGTTCTTCTGGGCATACTGCGGTTTTAGCAGCATCTAACCCAGTAACTCTTGGCGAGTATGATCTAAAATACATCACAACTCCAGACTATGTTTATGGTGTAACAAAGGTTTTGAATATCGGTCAGGCTTCTTCTTCTAAGAACATCTTCGATTTACAATATCAACTTCGCTTAAATGACCTCTATGACCTAACGTCTACAAGTATTGTGTATTACAAGACTGTTATGTCGCACCTATCAATGCTTGACCTTGAGTTAAACGGTCACCCATTGTATCGTTTCAACCGTATGCAAAACCGTTTATATCTTGATGTAAACTGGGAAACTGATATCATCATTGGCGACTACGTCTTACTACAAGGATACCGTGCCATTAACCCAGCTGACTTCGCTAAAGTATTTGGCGAGCCTTGGTTGAAGCATTATGTTACTGCTTTGTTTAAGAAACAGTGGGCAGTTAATATCAAGAAGTTCTCTGGTTTACAGTTACCAGGTGGTGTAACTCTTGATGGTGATAAACTATATGACGAAGCAATGAAAGAAATTGACGCTCTTGAAGATGAATTAAGAACAAAATCTGCACCGCTTGATTTCTTCTTGGGGTAATTAATGGCAACTAATCCATATTTTACTCAGGGTACTACGAGAGAACAAGACCTAATTGAAGAAATCATTATCGAGTCTCTAAAGATTTACGGTAAAGATTTTCTCTATATCCCTAGAACTCAAGTATCCACGGATCGTATTTTCGGCGAAGACCGTTTAAGTAAATTCGAGCACGCATATCCAATCGAGATGTATTTCGATAACATCGAGAGCTTGGCTGGCCAAGGGGCTTTAATTCAAAAGTTCGGTTTGCTAATGGATCAGTCTGCAACTTTAACAGTTGCTCGTAAACGTTGGAATGACCTTATCGGTATTCACGGTACAACATACTTACCAAACAGACCAAACGAAGGTGATTTGATTTATTACCCTCTAACAAAAGGTTTGTTTGAAATTAAATTCGTTAAACACCAAGAGCCTTTCTATCAACTAGGTCGTTTATACACTTACAAACTTGACGTTGAATTGTATCAATACTCTTCTGAGAAAATTGATACTGGTATCCCAGAGGTTGATTCTTTCGAGACTCTTAAATCATTCGATACTACTATCAACCCTCAAGTTGAGGACGCCACTGGTTTTGCGGATAACCAAACATTCAAAGACAAAGCTGTTTCTGAGAATGCGCTGTTCGACGAGAGTAATCCGTTTGGAGAAGTTTAATGTTAAATAACAGCGTATTTTATCACGGGATTGTTAGAAAATGTATCATCGGCTTTGGTCGATTGTTTTCTAACATCTACATCGACAGAAGAGAAGATGACCCAGTGAATGGTCCAACTGTTCAACGTTTACATGTACCCCTTTCTTATGCACCTAAAGAAAAGTGGTTAGTTCGTTTGGATGAAGATCCAACTCTGGAAAATCACACTCTGACATCTCTACCAAGAATGTCATTTGAAATTATCGCATACACATACGATTCTTTGCGTAAGGTAAACCGCATGCAGTTTATGAAGAATGATGCTGCAGCGGGTAACGGCGATAGTTCTACTTCTTTAGTCAGAACACCAGTTCCGTATAACATTGATATGTCTTTGTATATTGTCACTAAGACTCAAGAAGATGCCCTTCAAATCATTGAGCAGATTCTTCCATGGTTTACGCCAGAATACTCAATGACAATTAATGCCGTAGACGATATGGGTATCAAATTAGATGTACCAGTTGTTCTAAACTCAGTTATTGTGTCTGACGAATTTGAAGGTACATTCCAGCAAAGACGTTTCGTCATTCACACTATTAACTTCCAGATGAAAGTGTCAATGTTTGGACCAGTTTCTCAACAAGGTGTTATCCTATCCGCTGATGCTGGTTTAGGTACTAATACTGCGCCACAAACGCCGATTGAAGCGACATATAGAGCTACTGGCGAATTCGGGGAAAATGGGGAAAAGATAATTACTTCTGATGGGTGGATTAACGAATTCTAAATTATGGCTGAAATTTATAATAGTAATGCGAACTTAAAAGCTGCTGGTATTCAATATCAATTTACTCCTGACCAAGTTCAGGAGTATATCAAGTGCGCACAAGACCCGATCTACTTTATCGAGAACTACTGTTACATCGTTACACTTGACTATGGTTTAAAGCTATTCAAGTTATATGATTGTCAGAAAAAGAAAATTGATGTAATCCACAATAATCGTCGAGTTATTCTTATGGAAGGTCGTCAGCAAGGTAAGACGACTTCATCCGCTGCCTACATTCTTTGGTACACTCTATTCCACGACAATAAAACAGTCGCTATTCTAGCCAACAAAGCTGCAGCTGCCCGTGAAGTTCTTGACCGTTACCAAACGATGTACGAGAACTTACCTAAGTGGATGCAACAAGGTGTTACTGGTTGGAACAAAGGTGACATTGAACTAGAAAACGGTTCAAAGGTATTCACTGCTGCCACTGGTAAGTCTGGTATTCGTGGCAAGTCCGTTAACATGCTATACGTTGACGAAGCTGCGATTATTCCAAACAACGTTGCCG